AGTGGCAAACACAAGCCGTAAGAAGCGAGTGTAAGCCGAAACTAAATCGCGATTTCTTACCCACCACGTTCTAGTGGTGTGCTTGGAATCGGCAAAGGATTCTACAAGCCGGAGGCGTCCATATGGGTGCTTTGAAGATTCACTCGTCTAGCGATTCATTAGACGAGCTTACTCGACTTGCCAACGAAGAGGCAACTGCGGCTGAGCAATGTGGAACAAGTGCCGTGGTTCATGCTTGGCAATGCGGGCAGCATTTGTCGGCTATCAAGCAAAAGGTCGGTCATGGCAACTTCGGTGAGTGGCTGAATAAAAACTGGCGAATGACTCCAAAGCGTGCCTATCAGTTTATGGATATAGCTTTGTTAAAAATGAACAGGTGTTCAAATTTAACATCAATCAACGAAGCACTGCGAATCTGCCAGCAAGAAGCTAAGCCAAAGATTAGGCAGCAAATTAAAGAATACATCGAGCAAAACCCAAACTGCACAGACGAGCAAATTGCAGCGGGTGTCGGTGAGAAGCCTGCCTCTGTTCGTGGACGAAGGAACGAACTGTGCAAAGATGGTGAGGTAAAGAAATCTGGCTCTGCTAAAGGAGGAAAACGGCCTTCGGCAACATACGTTGTAGTTCCTGAGAGCGAGAGAATTACCAGTGAGCCAGACACTGACGAACATTCAGCTATTTCTTTAGCGCAAGCTCTGCGTAGTGCGAGTAAGCGTAACTCAGTTAACGCTGAGTATCTAGCAAATAAAACTGGAATCGCTAAGGCAAAGATTCAAGCATGGCTTGAATTGTCTGCTGAGGCGTGTGCCTACAAGGCTGTGATTCAAGACGATAAGACATTCGCCATTCATAAGCAGCGAATTCAGTCTGATAATCAATTTGTAAAGAGCGTTAAGTCGCAGTCGATACACGGTGACGCAACGCCAGCCGAAGCGCTGGCTTCTGATTTGGACTCGATTGGAAATAAAATCGAGGGTGTTTTAAGACTTTACAGTCCAGGCTGTAAGGACTTTCCTGCGTGGAACCGACTTACAGCCGACGACAGGAAGAACCTCAGGTTTCTTCTATCCTCTGCAATGTCAAAAGTCGAAAAGCATTTTCCTTTTTTCATAGGGCTAGTTTCAGAATGAGTTTTTTTCAAGACGACAATCGTGGGCGGAATTTCCTTACATCGAATGCGGTCAACTTTTCCTATGACGAATCTGTGCCATGGGACAGGTTGGGCGAAAATTGGAACAGGCACAATCAGGGTAGGCCGCTCAATCAGCAACGTGTCGAGAGTGCTGTGCTTTCCTATGCTGCAAGAATGGACGAAGGATCGAAGGCACCTGCTGTAATTTGCAGGGAGTTGCCTGGAGGTGAACTTGAAGTGTTAGACGGCTGCCACAGGTTAATGGCAGCAGAAGTAAATGGGGCTACTTCATTCGCTGCATTTATTGTTAAGTGCAAGGATGACACAGCAAAGAAGATTCGAATCTGGACAAACACGGCGATTAATGGTGAAGCGGTTGTTGATCCAGAGTGGTCCATTAAGGCTCTTATACAAGAGTTCATTATCCATGGGAAAGATACTGTTGAGTCTATTGCCCAGTGGATTGGAAGGCCAGTATCCGAAGTTAAATCTCGCGCTGACTCAATTCGAAATAGGGAGATTGTTGAAAGTCTTTTGAAGGAGCAAGGCGGGTTCAAGCTTGGTGAAATACGTCAGGGGCAGTGCGATTTGTTTGTGCAGATTTTCGGTGAATACATCGACAATGCACCAAAGGAATGCGCCAAGATTCTACGAATGCCCCGGGACTACAAGCTCACAAACGGAGACACAGAAGAACTGTTTCTTGCGCTGAAACCTAACAAGGCAAAAAAGTCTGTTAATCACGCCGTCTCTTTGAGGTCGAAGATTCGCGAGGTTCAGCAAAGCGAAGCCTGGATTGAGCGTATGGATATTACGAAAAGAAACTCTCCGCAAGTAAAGGTGAGTCGTGCTATTCAAAGTCTGAACACAGTCGTAAATGACATGAAGAAGCAAAAGGGTTCGTGGCACGTAGAAGACTTGGACAGGATTTCTGAGTACCACAATTTAATCATCGAAATAGGTAAGACGATTAGAGAACTATGCGACGCTGAACTAAAGACAGCATTAGACAAAAGGCTTGGATGCGACGCTTTCGTCTTTGATTTCGCGAGGAGTTAAACCAGTGATTGGCCTATTGTCAAAACTCACCACCCTTGAAACCACCATCGCCGAAGGCATGGAGACATTCATCGACGTTGGCAATGCGTTGAAGCAGATTCGAGACGAGCGGTTATATCGAGACGGATACAAAACGTTTGAGGAATATACCAAGGAGCGTTGGGGTTGGAATCGTGCTCACGCGCACCGAATGATTCAAGCGGCTGCGGTTGATGAAAACATCAGTATCCAAATTGGAGACACGGCGAAACCTAAAACCGAATCGCAATATCGCGAGGTCGCCAAAGCACCAGCCGACAAGCAAGTTGCGGTTGTTGAGGCCGCAGCGGCAAAAGCTGAAGCTGAGGACCGCAAGCCGACAGCGAAAGACTATCGGGAAGCGGTTGCTGAGGTTGTCTACGAGGATGCGATTGACGACGAGCCAGAAGAGTACGCGGTGCCACCACCGAAAATCGGCAAGTTCGACATGGCAGTTATCAACGCATTCCGTAAGTGCGAAAACAGGCTTGGAACGCTTAAGCAATTAGCGTCTGAGCTGTCCGAAACAGAGCGAGAAATTCTTAAGGAGTGGTTAACGCAATGATAACCAAAAGTAATTCATACGCTGACTTCATAGCATCAAAGCGACTACGAGCTAACCAATATGGTTTTAGGCCAGAAATTGTTAACTCGAAGCTGAAAGACTGGCAAGCAATAATCGTCGAGTGGGCTGTTCTTCGTGGGCGTTCGGCGATATTCGCCGACACTGGCCTTGGCAAGACGCTAATGCAGCTTTGCTGGTCGGAAAATGTTGTGCGTAAACACGGTCCCGTTTTGCTGTTATGTCCGCTAGGTGTCAGGCACCAAACAGTAGCGGAAGCAAATAAGTTCGGCATCGGCGTTGAGTGCAAAGTCGTCGAGTCAGCCAGTGACGTTTGCAGTGGGATAAACGTAACGAACTACGATAAGCTGCACTTGTTCGATGGGTCTCGTTTTGAAGGAATTGTGCTCGACGAATCTAGCATACTGAAGTCGATGACGGGAAAGATTCGTGGCAAGCTAACTGTGATGTTTGGCGGTACTAGATTCAAGCTGGCTTGCACAGCAACGCCGTCGCCGAACGATCATATGGAGTTGGGCAATCACTCTGAGTTTTTAGGAGTGATGGACGCTAGCGATATGCTCAACAGGTTTTTCTATCACGACTCCGGCGAAACGTCTAAGTGGGTTTTGCGTCCGCATGGCGTTAGTGCATTTTGGGAATGGGTAGCGTCTTGGGCTGTTTGCATCGGAATGCCGAGCGACATTAAAGGCAGTGATGACGGTTACGTTCTACCGCAAATGCGAGTCCATCGGCACTTTGTTGAAACTGAAGATTTGGCTGTGCCAACTGGGATGCTGTTTAATACGCTTGGAGTTTCCGCGACAACGATACACGAAGAAAAGCGAATGACGTGCGAGTCTCGCGTTGCGAAAGCTGCACAGCTCGCTAATTCATGGGACGAGCCAGTAATCATTTGGTGCGATACCAATCAAGAGTCAGACATGCTCGCAGAAAACGTAGACGGAGCTGTCACGCTGAGCGGTAGCGATTCTATCGAAAAGAAAGAGCGGATACTTTCCGACTTTGCATCTGGAAAACTTCTCAAGCTAATAACCAAACCGAAGATTTGTGGAATGGGTTTGAACTGGCAGCACTGCTCGAAGATGGTATTTGCTGGACTCACCTACAGTTTTGAGCAGTACTACCAAGCAGTCAGGCGGATATACAGGTTTGGTCAGTCGAGCGAGGTAGATATTCACATAGTGCTTGCGGAAACAGACTCGGCCATAAATGCGACTATCGCACGCAAAGAATCAGACTTCGCAGCGATGCGGTCAGGAATGGCGGCTGCCATGAGAAGTGCAACGTGGCAAGAGTTTGGACTGGACAACCAGAAGAAGATTTATCAACCGCAAAAGGCATTCGATGTGCCGGAATGGATATCAGCATGAAGGCTAATGATGCAAAATTTGGAGAGAACTGGGCTTTGTATAACGGCGACTGCGTTGAATTGATTCGCGAACTACCGGACGAATCAATAGGGTTTTCAGTGTTCAGTCCACCGTTCAGTTCGCTATACGTTTACTCAGATAGCGAAAACGATATGGGTAACTGCGAGACTGATGAAGAGTTCTTTGTTCACTTCGGTTTTTTGATAGACGAGCTGTTCCGTGTGATTAAGCCAGGGAGGAACGTGTCAGTTCACTGCATGAACCTACCATCAACAATGCAGCACAACGGCTACATCGGCATTAGGGACTTTCGCGGCGATGTGATTAGGGCGTTCATCGCTAGAGGTTTTGTGTACCACTCGGAAGTGTGCATCTGGAAAGACCCGGTGACAGCAATGCAGCGGACTAAGGCTCTTGGTCTGCTACATAAGCAAGTCGTCAAGGATTCGTGCCGTTCGCGCCAGGGCTTACCGGATTATGTTTGCACTTTCCGCAAGCCAGGAGACAACCCAGAGCCAGTAAGTGGCGGATTTGAATACTTCGCTGGCGACGAAGAAAAGTTTGAAAATAATGGAAATTTATCAATCGACGTTTGGCAGCGTTACGCAAGTCCTGTGTGGATGGATATCCGTCAGACGAGAACGCTCAGCTACCGTGAGGCACGTGGAGATGATGACACTCGCCACATTTGCCCGCTCCAGCTTGACGTTATCGAACGCTGCCTGCAACTGTGGTCCAAATCTGGCGACACAGTGCTCAGTCCGTTTGCTGGCGTAGGTAGCGAAGGGTGGGAGTCTTTGAGGTTAGGACGTAGGTTTATCGGATTCGAGCTGAAACAGGAATACTTCGAGTGTGCGGCACAGAACCTAGAACGGATTGTAGCAAAAGTAGAAACGCCATGCCTGTTTTAACTGACGGACGTAGAGCAGAAATTGAGCAAGCAGCGAATCTTTACGGCTCGGCAAATTGCTGGACAGGAACAAGCGGAATGCTGGCGACGATGATACGTGAGCTATTGGCGGAAATAGACAGGCTGAATGCCTAGCAAAGTAAAACTTAAGGAGTGGTTGGAATGTACAGCGAACTAACAATCAAAGAAGAGGCTGCACTAGCACACGAGTCGTCTGTTAAGCGTGCGGCGATTGGCGAAGCTAAGGCTCACGTGCTTGACGTCATTGCAGCGACAGAGCAGCAGCTAGCCAGGATGCGATGGAACGCAGATTCAAGCCACAACGGTAAGCAACTGCGATTCGATTCCGTCAAGCAATCCGAAGCACTTGTAGAAGTCATCCGCGAGGCATTGCCAGAGTTGATTGAGATTGATTACCAGCAGGTAGTACATAGCGTTTACGACGAAGACGAACAGCCGCTGGAAAATGAAGAGTACGTTGTGGATGAGGTGCGAAGTTACGTTCAGCAATTATTGAAAGGATTGAAGGTAAAGCCATGAAGACAAAAGTGATGGAACGCATTGCAAGTTGGTCAGTCAATACAGATGGCATCGTCCAGTTCAAGTATCGAATAGACGAAACGCAATATATGTTCTGCGTGACGAATGAAAGCATGCAAGACGTATTGCGTGAAATCGGACGGTTGGCGGCGAATCCGAAGTCGCCAATGACCTGGAATGACGCGGCGTATTTGACGCAGATGATTCGAGAAGTGGTGGACATGCTAGAGCCTAAGACGATCGACACTGACGACAGCAATGTTCTGATTGGCATGGACGCTCATGCTATAGCGTGGTCGATTCTCATGATGGCTTGCACTTCTGTTTTCGCTTTGGCTGCGTTTGTTTTTGTGATGTGGGGACGTTGAAAAAGGTTGGTGTGTATCCAACCTTGGCGGGTTGGCAATTCCCGCCAGAAACAAACGGAGGCTAGCACTAAGCTAGTCTGGACGCTGAAAGCAGGTACGCGAGTCAGCAGCACGATGCGTTCTTCCTGCGGTGAGCATGAGGCAAACCGCAGCGGGTTTTTAAGGCTAACGGTTTTAAGCTGGTTCGATTCCGGCAAGCCTTTTGAGTGAGTGGTTGTGAATAGTTTTTACTGGAGCAAACAATGAAGATTATCAAGGGGATCGTTCCTGCACCGAGACGAATAATGCTTTACGGTGAGCACGGGGTTGGCAAGGGAACCTGGGCAAGTAAAGCACCGTCGCCTTTTTTCCTGGACATCGAAGGAGGATTGAATGATATCGACTGCGAGCGAACCGACAGGCTTGGTTCAGCCAAGTCGGTTAGCGATGCACTGACTTGGTTGCAGCATGAGGACCACGGATACAAAACATGCGTGGTTGATACCGTTGATTGGCTAGAACAGTTGATTCATCGGCAGATTGTAGCTGACGAAGGCAACGCAAAAGTAAAGTCAATTGCAGACATTGGCTACGGTAAGGGATACGCCAGGGCAGTGCCAATTTGGAACTGGTTTCTATCCCAGTTTGAGCAACTACGAAGTCAAAAAAAGATGGCGATAATTCTTTTGAGCCACGCGAAGGTTGAGAGGTACGAATCTCCAGAAAGCGAAAGCTACGACCGCTACAGTCCAGACCTCCATAAGTCGTCTAGCTCGATGGTGCAGGAATGGTGCGACGAGGTGCTGTTTGCGTCGACACGCGTCTACACCAAGAAGCAGGACGAAGGTTTTAACCGTAGTCGCAATGTGGCTATCGGCGGCAAGGAACGATACATCCGCACAAGCGAGTCGGCATCGTCCATTGCGAAGAATCGCTTAAACCTGCCTGCTGAATTGCCTCTTGATTGGGACGCTTATTTTGGCGCAGTCAAGGCTTATTATGCCAACGCAAGGCCATCGACGGTGACAGGCGTTGATATTGCTGGGATCGTCCAAGACGGATCAAGCAAAGGAAATAAAGAATACGAAGATTTGAAGATTGAAGCGGCGGAAGTGTTTTAATGGTCCCGGAAAAAACAAGGCGAGCAGTAATTGCTCGCAGCGGTGGATTTTGTGAATCTTGCGGAGTTAAGGCGAGTTTGCAAATGCACCACCTGTACTACGAAGTAATCATCAATGGAGAGATTGTTTCTATTCATGGAATAGAAACACCTGAAGACATGCTTGGATTGTGCCATGATTGCCACCGTGCACGCCATAGAGATCCAAACGGTGATTATTGGCTAGAAGAGCAAGAGAAAGATTCGTATTGGTACGGATTCGAAAAAGAGTTGGGTGAGTAGTTCTGTAAGTTTTTTTAGGAGTTAGGAAGAATGGCTGACTTAGGTTTTGGTGACATTGGGTTTGACGCAACAGCACCAGAGAACCAACGCACAAATAGCGTGGTTCCTGCGGGTGAGTATCCAGCGATTATGGTGGAGTCGGAAAAGAAGCCGACAAACGCAAACGATGGGCATTACCTAAAAACGAAATGGCAGATTGTTGCTGGTGAATTTCAGAATCGGATTGTATTCAAGAACTTCAACCTGTGGTTGCCGCCACACAAGGAGCAAGCGTTGCAAATTGCTCGCGGAGAGTTCAGCGAATTCTGCCGAGCGGTAGGGGTGGCGAACCCAAAAGACTCGTCAGAGCTGCATAACAAGCCTTGCCAAATCAAGGTCAAGGTGCGAGTCGATAAGACTGGTCAGTACGACGACCAAAACGATATCAGTGGGTTTAAGTCTATTGGCAAACCAGCGGCAACACCAGTTGCAGTAGCCGCAGCGGCTGGCAGCGACAACCCTTGGTAGTTTCACGGACTGGATCCACCCACGATGGTATTACGTGACTACCAACTAGAAGCCTGTAACGCAGCGTTCGATTCGCTGAAAGCTGGGAAAGGCAATCCGCTGATTGACCTGCCTACAGGCTCTGGGAAGTCGTGGGTGCTAGCTGAAATCGCTAGGCGGTCAGTGGAAGACTACTCTGGCCGAGCGGTGATACTGGCTCACCGCAAAGAGCTTTTAAGCCAGAACGGTGACAAGCTCAGGCAACTTAGCAAAATCGATGTTGGTTTTTATTCGGCTGGACTCGGCAGGCGAGATGTTGAGCAGCCTGTGGTTGTGGCTGGTATTCAGTCTGTTTATGCAAAAGCTCATGAGCTTGGTAGGCGGCACTTAGTGATTATCGACGAAGCTCACCTCACTCCAAAGTCAGACGATGGCATGTACAGGCAGTTTTTATCAGACCTTGAACGATACAACGCTCGGCTAAGGGTGATAGGCTTGACTGCCACCCCGTTTAGGCTGGACTCTGGCAAGCTGTGGGGAGACAAAGAACTGTTTAGCCATGTGGCTTATCGTGGTGATATTCGCTGGATGATTGAACAAGGCCACCTGTGCAAATTGGAAAATAAGCCTTCGGGCACTAGCTACGACACAAGCCAGCTCCACATCCGTGGCGGTGAGTTTGTCAGGCGAGAGGTTGAGGACTTGTTTGCCAATCAATCACTGGCGACTGAGGCTTGTAGTGAACTTGTCGCTAAGGCATTAGGCCGAAAGTCAATTTTGGTTTTCTGTGCTGGCGTTGACCATGCTTACGCGGTGCAGGAAATATTGACTTCGCTGACTGGTGAGCGTGTTGACTGCGTAACAGGCGAAACGCCACCACTTGAGCGTGAAGCAACACTCAGCCAGTTTAACGCGGGATTGTTCCGCTGGTGTGTCAATGTTGATGTGTTGACGACTGGCTTTGACAATCCACGCATTGACTGCGTGGCTATTATGCGAGCCACGCAGTCGGCTGGATTGTTTTGCCAAATGGTTGGCAGGGGGCTTAGGGTTCATCCGTCCAAGCAAGACTGTCTTATTGTTGACTACGGGGGCAACCTAAAACGCCATGGGCCAATTGACGCTATCGACTACGGAAAGCCAAAGGCGAAAAGCGAAGGCGGTGCAGCTCCTATCAAAACTTGCTTTGGCTGCGGTGAGGTTGTGGCGGCTTCGGCTCGTGAATGCGAATGCGGATTTGTGTTTGAGTTTTCGGATAGACGCCATGAAACAAAGTCAGACGAAGAATCGCAAATACTGAGCGAGCCAATTACATTCCGCTTAAAGGGCTGGATGTTTAGTCGCCACTACAAGAAAGGAAACGACTTAGCACCCAACACATTGCGGGTAACGTACTTTGGGGAAGGTGATCTAGACCCGACGATTGATGAGTGGGTGTGTTTGAACCATGACGGGTTTGCATTCAACAAGGCTATGGTGTGGTGGAAAAACCATTCAGATGAAGCAATCTCTGATTGGGCTGAGGCAACGGAAACTGATTTTGTGGGTGCTGCAATTGACCTAGAGCAACGTGGGTTGGTCTGCTGTCCAGCGGAGATAACCGCAGTTAGGCAAGGTAAGTTCTGGAGGATTGTTGGGCGCGTGGCTGGGGAGTTAGTAGAGCGAGTTGAATTGGAAATACCGTTTTAAGATTGAACTATGATACCAACGGAATTGACGGAACGACCGCAATGGCTTGCGTGGTACTACGATCAAGAAGGTTGTAAGAACCCAATTGGAAAGAGCAACGATGCAAGAACATGGCGAGCGTTTAACGAAATCAAGTGCGACAATATTGCATTTGTTATATCGCCAGACGATCCATATTGTGGCGTTGATTTGGATGATTGCATTGTTGACGGTGCCTACACAGAACGAGCAAGTGAAGTGCTTGAAATGTTTAGCGGTGTCGCTTACGCAGAGGTGTCTCCAAGCGGGACAGGCATAAAGTTGATTACAAAAGCTAAGAAACCAGATTGGGCGTCATGCCAAAAAGAAAAGTGGTTGGAGTGTTACGACCATTCCAGGTTTTGGACGATCACTGGTCAAGTTATTGACGAGTATTACTTCGGGACAATTGGCGACGGACAAGCGGCTGTTGACTGGCTTTGCGACAGATGGCTTAGGACTTCAAAGGGTCAAAATAGCATTAAGTTCGTTCATTGCGTGACAGCATCCAGGCAGGTTACAGAGCGAGCACAGTCATACGTTGACGCAGCAGAACCAGCACCAGTTGGAGGTAGGAATAACGCTGCGTTTAGGCTGGCTGGACACTTAGCGGCTATTGTTGGCGACTCTGGTGAAAGGCTTAGCGAGTCTGATATTGTGGCTTATCTTACCCAATGGAACGGACGCTTAGTGGATCCTCTGAGCGATAAAGAGATTGCTTCGGTTGCGAAGTCAGCTCTCGTTAATGGGTCACCCAGAGATGACAAATTACCTGAAGAAATTGCAAAGGTAGAGCTGCTCAACATAGACTGGGACGCGCTTAATAGCCGAGTCGAAAGCCAAGAAGAACTAGACGACGAAGAGTTTTGCAGAACGATAGTTCCAGTAAGCGGCTTGTTGCGTGATGTGTTTGACTTTTATGGTCAGGTTGCCTACCGGCGATCAGTTGTGATGGGGCTGGCTTGTGCTGTTTCTTTGGTTCAAACGATACTTGGTAGGCGAGTCAGAAGCCACACAGACCTGAGAACAAACGATTACAACCTAATTTTGGCGACCACAGGCAGTGGTAAAGAAGCCTGCGAATCGACGATTACCAAGATACTAGACGCAGCCGACCCTGGGTGTCGCTACATGATTCCGCCAGACATCCAAAGTGGCAACGGTTTGATGCGAGCTGTGGCAACTAGCCCATGTGCAATTTGGGTGTGTGATGAGTTCGGAAAGATACTTCAAGCGGTGCTCGATAAGAAGGGAAATCAGCACACAAAGAACATAGGCACACACTTGCTTAAGTTGTACGGGAAGAGTGCAGGAACTTACGGCGGTGCTGCCCACAGCGATGGGATACGCAATCGAGTGGTGCAGCCTCATCTATGTGTACTTGGGTTGTCTACCAGCTCGACGATATTTGAAGCGGTGGCTACTGAACAGGTTAGCGACGGGTTGGTTGGTCGCATCGCTTTTTGGCCAGTGCAGGACAGGCCGGAGCCAAGGGATCAAATGGAAATAGTAGATCCACCAGCAAAACTAGTTGAAGTGGTTAAAGGTTGGCTTGACTGGGAGCCTGGGCATCAAAACCTGATACCTCAGCCAGAGACTATTGGCATGAGCAATGAAGCAAATGAACGATGGAAAGTACACGCTAAGCAAATCAATGAGCGCATGAAAAACGAAAGCGAACTTAGAGCTGCTGTTTGGTCTAGGGTGGCAGCTAGAACGATGAAGCTTGCTCTTGTTCATCGATGTGCAAGGCTCGATGTTTTGCCGTCTACATGCCAGTGGGATTTTGTCCAAGTAGAGATAATCGATGTTCAGTGGGCAATCTGTTTATCGAACTGGCTTGCTAGGATTTCTTGTGGACTTATCCGCGAAAATGTGTATGATAAAAGTGGCAACAAAGCGAAGCAAATTTTGGCTAAAGCTCTTGAGTCAAATGCTGAAATAGTTAAGAGAGACGTTCTAAGGACATTTCGCTCGCTGACCGCTGGCGACCTGCAAGCTGCTGCCGATGACCTTGGTCTGGAGACATTCCAGATAACCACAAAAGGCCGAACAAAAACGGCCTACCGCAGGAGGGATAAATGACACTCCCTCTAACGGCTACAAAAAATCTTCTGTCCCAGGGGGTCGGGACAGAAGATTCTCTAAAAACCCAATGTTTTATTGGGTTTGCAGGCTTCTGTCCTTCTGTCCTTCTGTCCCTATACCCTCTGGAAAATATCTCTATAGGAAAACTACCCCCACCCTATAAGGACAGAAGAATATATAGGTGTTTTATATGTATTAAAGCCTTATTTTTATTGGGTTTTTTGTCAAAACTTCTGTCCGGGACAGAAGTGGGACAGAAGTGGACAGAAGATTTGCTCGACGGCGAGATAACGCAGGCCGAGTACGAGCGGCTACGTGAGGATGTTTTGGTTAGAAACGGGATTTAGCGACATGAGTAACCAATCAATTGTTCGTCGTCCTGGTCCAGGATGGCGGCAAAACACAAACACTAAAGCAGTTTGGGACCACGACAGTGGATTGCGTCTGCACATGCTCGGTATGGTGCGACTACCGAACGGCGAGATACGCCAAGCGAATCAATGGCCCACAAGACAACTTGCCGATGGGTGCATTCGTGTAGCTGGCGGAAATCGCAAGCGAGGATTGATGATATGGGCCTTAGTAATGCTCAGAATCCATGTCAAGGTTAAGAGATTAAGCGAGATTTTTGGCGTGTCGCAGTAGGTACGGCGAACGCGGCGAGATCAACAGCACGCAAATAGAAAGTTAAATTTATGCACAGCTATTGGTGTGAGCAATGCAGGTCGTTTCACCCAGACACAACACCTTGCGTGTCTGTTGCATCCGCTTGTTGTGGCGCGGATGCCACACAAGTGGACGTAGTCTCGCCGCGTTGTGGCGACGGACAGATCGCAGATAAAGCACGAGAACTCTATTTGCTAATGAAAGCTACGGGCTCGGAACGAGTCTCAGGCTTCATTTTGGTTGGCAGCGAGATAGTGCGAATCTCGATTCAGTCGCAAATAAATACTGATCATGCCCACGATGGGCCATGATTCATTCCGTCGCCACAACAGGCAGGATTTTTCGGTAAACAACGGAGAGATACGAATGAGCGAAGCGAATACAAATGCTGACGGTTTACCGGAAGAATCCGTTGTTATGCGGCTCACGGAGGGAGCGGTCCCGAAAAATCCTAGCCGTTATGCGGACCCGTTGCCATGTCCGTTTTGTGGAAGCGACGCGCACTTGTGCGATTATACAGACGCACCGCGAGATGAGATTCCATACGAGTGGGCTGTCGAGTGTAGCGAGTGCCGAGGATCAATGGTGTCGCATCATGAGGGGCGGGCGATTCTTAGCTGGAACAATCGGAGGTGGCAACCAAACAAAACAGCATCCCCGATGGACGGGGATTCAGAGTCCGCATAACGCGGCGAGATAACCAGCGAAGGAAAATTACATGAAAAAAGTTCGAAGAGGCTACAACCCACCACCTAAGGAAGATTGTCCGACTCCACCTCCGTTTCCTTCGTCTGGTTCATCCGCTTGTTGTGGCGCGGATGCCACACACAGCGGACTTGTCTCGCCGCGTTGTGGCGACGGCTTGCTTGATGCAGCGATTGCCGGATTAAAAGACGTTGCTGAGTTTTCTAGGTCTGAAGAAAAATGGCACTTAGATCGAGGAAATACAGAGAGAGCTACAGGTTGGTTTATGTACAACATGGGCGTTAGGCGGGCAATCATCCTGCTCGAAGAACTTAAAGCAAATCAAAAGCCTAGCGAATAACACAGATACCCGACGGGATGTCGGCGTATTCATTCCGTCGCCACAACGCTCACATTCACGCGGTTGCGTGAGAAAGATTAACCATGTCAAAAGAACCTGATACGCAACTCGCGTGCAATGTGTTGTTATCCGCTCGCGATCCATTGGAGTTGATGCAAGCGATGCGTGATGACGGTTGGTGCGTTGTGCTGAAGTGTATGCCACCAACACGCGGTTGGATCATCGAAGGAAGTCGTTCGGAGTACGACGCACCGTCAGACGATCAAGTCGTTGGCGTCGGCATGTGGTGTTGTGAGGTCTCGGATGTTACGTGGCCAAACGACCGTTACAGACCAGGGACGTTCGCAGTCCATGCGGACGCATTAGAGGCAGTACGCGAAGTCTACCGGCAGTTGTCGGTTAGATGCGGATAACGTTTTGATTAAATCGGCGGCGAGGTAGCTGCCGCCATTGGGAGAGAGCTTATTCGCCGCTCGATTTCAATCAATTGTTACATGGCGAATTTGGAGTTGAGCCACCATGTCAGTTCGAGGCAAGTTCAAGTTAGCGGAAAGCACCCAGGTTGATTACAACCCAGAAGTGCGAAAGCTCAAGTTTAATGCGGTGTGCAATGATGGCACTGAAGAAAATGCGAAGTTCCACAAGTACACGCCATCGGGCGAAATCTCGATGACGGTGGACAATCCATCAGCAAGCGAGCAGTTCGAAATTGGAAAGAGCTACTACGTCGATTTCACCCCGGCGTAACGATTCAGGCGGGCCAGCGGCGAAAGCCGCCACACCTTGCAACGTCGTGGCCGTGAGAGACGTTGACCAGCCAGCTAGGGCATCAGGATTGACCCAACGATAACGCATGGTTTGTGGGGAAATACTAGCGACATTGCGTGACAGCCGGAGAGACGGCATTTTTCGTCCATGTAACGCTTGTGATAATCGAGCCGCCGCCGGTTGATTATCCATTCCAAAAACACATTACCGGCGGCTTCGATTCATCACATTGTTAACCGGCCTGGAGGCTATATGAACCACCACAAGACAACGATTCACGCACGATGCCCATACGCACCCGTCTGGGATTATTACACGGTAATCGTCGAAACACCTGATTTCCTCAAGTGCGAACGGTTGCAAGAAGTCTGCGAAGAGATTCGCGGCAAGGAGATAACGCAAGAGCAAGTCTTCGAGCATCTGAAATCGAAGATTTACTCTCCCGCAAAGATCACGGTCAAAGGCCGTCACGGCCAAAACGGAAGGTTGGTTATCGGAGGATGATTCACTATCACGGCACACCATGCGGGGCAACCCGCGAAGACGTAGCAAGGTTCCTTGCAAAGCGGCACGCTTTGATTTCCTTCTTCCGTCCCGAAGACATCGGGACAGCGGCAGAAGTCTGCCAGTCGTTTTGCATTGACAACGGAGCGTTCAGCGCGTGGAAGCAAAACAAAACGATTGATTGGCAAGCCTACTTTGACTTTGTGGAACAGTGGCGACATCACCCAGCGTTTGATTGGGCAATCATCCCCGACGTAATAGACGGACATGAACAGCAAAACGATCGATTGGTCGGTCTTTGGGATGCGAAATACGGACGCGGCTATGGTGTTCCCGTTTGGCACATGCACGAATCAATGGACCGACTAGACGGGCTTTGCGAGTGGCCTCGTTTGGCGATCGGTTCAAGCGGAGATTACGCCACGGTCGGAAACGACCGATGGTGGCGACGCATGGCGGAAGCTATGCAAGTGGTTTGCCCAGAGGGCAAGCCGCGAACGAAGCTACATGGATTGCGAATGCTAGACCCGGCAGTGTTTACAGCGTTGCCATTGGCAAGTGCGGATAGCACGAATGCAGTACGCAATTCGTCAAGCTACGCGAGGTTTGGAATGTACACACCGCCAAACGCATCAACGCGGATGGCGATCATTGCGGAACGGATCGAAGCGCACCAGTCCGCAGCTCTGTGGGTTGCACCACCGAGCGACGAAGCGTTCACGTTGTTTTAAGGTGTTGAAATGAGTTTAGATGAACAGGTAGACGAGTTGGTAAAGCTCGCAACACGTCGGCATTATTGGTGCGACGATTCGTATTATTCGTGTCCGGCAAACGAAGATGGTTGCAGCAACCCGGCATACGAAGACACGAACGAATGCCATTGCGGATCAGACGAGCATAACGCAAAGGTCGTAAGTTTGGCGGCGGAAATCAAAGAAAGGATCAAGGCAAATGAGAATGTTCTGTAGGCGTTGTGGAAGCCCTGTGCTAGTCAACGGCGAATGCTCGAAGTCAGATCATCACAGCGTCGGCTTTTTCGAAGCGATGCGTCGAACGCATCCGGTCAAGCTTGGAGAAGTCTTTGAAGGCAAACGTGTTGTTGAGACTTTTTGGCAATGGACGCCAGATAATGGTGACGTGCCAATGTATCGAACAGAAGGCGAGACGGCAGCAAAGGCCGCAAGCTAGGTCCGGTTAACGCTTCCAATCAATAGCATCGAAAGAAAGAACTATGACCAAACAAACCAAGCCACAGGCCGATGCGATTGCATTGGATTGTTCTAAGTCCGTATCGGAGATCCCTGGACCGATACGCAAAACGAATCGCTTTTTCGTTGCGATTAAGTCTTACGGATACTGTGACGAAAAAGGTAAGGTCGTGATGGGCGTTGAGTGTTCGACAAAAAAGATTCCGGCACCACCGGATAGGCCGCTGCGATTGGTGAGAATGATTCTTGACGACATTGTTCTACCAGCGTCCGCGTACAGTTCGGTTGATGCGATGCGAGAAGACCTGAAACTGTTTCAAGACTACGTGGCTGGCCTAGAGATTACAGAGAATTAGCCTAGGTACTTAGAACGACAGTGTTTACCGGGTTGCCGGGAGGAAACAATGATTGAAGAAAACGACGTGACCGGCAACTCCGGTACAACACTTTGTTCTACGCTCCCTCGTGCGATGGTGCTGGTGTATCAGCCTGAACTGAGTTGCAGCGTGTGGCAAGATTTCGAGTGCCGAGCACGGTCAATTGCAGGGATTGAACGGCAATTGAAGCAGGGCATCAGATGTGGCGACTGGGTGGCGTGGCGACTGCTGCGTATTGAGAAGGAGGTCATGGGTAATGTCGATTGACGAGTTTTGCACGCAACATGACACGACACGATCGGAAGAACGCGAATTGCGGTGGTATCTGGCATATCTCCGCTGGAGAAAAACTGTAGAGCATCTGATTGGTTTGGATGCGTAGAACGTTCCGACTTTAGCGGCGAACAACCGCAGGATTTAACGCAGAGGACAATTCAATGGAATCACAAAAAAACTCGGATAGTTCGTCCGCTACAAGCGGTTGTTCAGGGGTGACGGACAC